GCAAAATACATCCCATCAACAATCGCACGCTTAACCGATATACCAAGCACCGACACAACCTTATCAGTTGCAGGCGCTCCCGCAGATGCCAAAACTATTGGTGACACAATTAGTTCGCTAGGAACTATCGTCGGTGCCGTTAATGGCAGAGTAGACGAAGTAAACACGCTTATTGGTGATACTTCGGTTAGCGACCAAATTAGCTCTGCGCTTGATAAAGCCACCGCAGATGACTTTGGTGTATACGTTCAAGACACTGAGCCAACTGATGCGGTTGCAGGTGACATTTGGGTTGATACCGCAAACGACCCTGCTTTTATTGAACCAAATCTACCAGAAGTCACCGCATCCGATAATGGCAAGGTGCTCATGGTAGTGAATGGAAAATGGCAGGCTGTAAATCTCAATCTATCCATCGACGCTAATGGCGTTGTGTATATGTAAGGAGGTGGGTTGATATGCCAGTATTAAAGATTAAAAAAACTGATGGAACTTGGCAAGAAGTTTGGGGCGCAATTGCTAACACTTCTGCGGCCAGCGCACCAAAGCTCACTAGTGTAAAGATGTTGGCTAGTGCATGGGCTGGAACGAGCCAGCCTTATTCTCAAGTTGTTGCATGCAGCGGCGTAAACGCAAACAGTAAGCTTGACTTGCAGCCCACACCTGCGCAGATTGTTGCGCTACAGGATGCGGAAATTTCATTGATGTTAACCAACAACAATGGGGTTGTGACTGCATGGTCTATTGGCAATAAACCTACTTCTGATTATACAATGGATGTGTTAATCACGGAGGTGGTTAATGTATGAGCATTTATGGCAATGCAGTAGGCGGCACCGCACCTATTAAGACGCTTATCATGACCGATGAAGACGGGAATGAAATCACTGGTGTAGTTACTGGATCTGAAGTAATATTTGACGCCACGCCAGCCGACGTTAGAATTGGAAAAAAGTTTGCCAGTAACGAAGGTATTCAGGTTGGTGAACTGGTTGTTTCATCAAGCTACGGATCTATAGTATTGTCTGCTAATAGTGAAGCAGCCATTCCGGCTCCAGAGTACGAATACAGCCATTTAATGGTTACAATATGCCGTTATGATACAAATGAGGAGCAAAGTGTAGTTCCCATGTATGTATCAGTTGGTGACGCAATGTATGATGCAATCAGTGGCACAAAGTTGTCTGACATTGCTGTTGACACAGAAAATGGGCAGATTAACTTGGGCATCACAGTAAACGAAGAATATGTGCTGAGATATTGCGTTATAGGTTAATAATATTAATAACATAAAACTAATGATAAAACCTCGTAAAAGGAGGGAAAGAAAATGGCACAATATGTAACGAAGATTAAAACAGATGCAGGTGACTTGCAAATTGACTATAATGCGCTGGCCAACCTACCCGATGTTGTTACTAAAGAGTACGGCAATGATACCTATGTAACAAAAGAACTTGGTGCGGCCACATATGCTCCACGTGGTATGGTTTCTCAAACAGTAAGCTATGGCGCAGACGATGATGAAGATGCTATTCTTATGGAGCTGTTTGCGGCAACACCCAACAATACACAGAGAGTAGTTTATGCAGTAAATAATGGCTCTCCATGGTTTTGGACCATCGCAAAGACATCAGAAGACTATGGTTGTGTAATTGCATATAAGTATGGATATTGGGGTACGCCATTCATAAAGTATAAAAATATTTGGGGCGGAACTGTTGGTAGCGAATGGAGTGTTACAAATCCTGAAATGGAGCCAGGTGTTGAATATAGAACTACAGAATATTGGCGCGGTTATCCAGTATACACTAAATTAGTTGACTTTGGGGCGCTGCCAAAGAGCGCCAAAAAGTCTGTTTCTTATACAGATGTTAGCGTTCGTTCTGCTATTAGATGTTCTGCCACTACTTCTGCAGGAGATACCATTCCATTAAAGAACGGGAGTCAAGAATTAGCGATTTACGCATCTAATAAAAATATTCATATCACATCCAACTATGACGCAAGTAGTATGACTAGCTATGCGCAAGTGTGGTATGTTAAAAATTAATAATACGTAGGAGTCAACTATCCCTTGGCTCCTTTTAATTTAAAAGGAGGGATATAAATGGCAACAAAACGAGTTCAAATTATTGGTTCTCTGCTTAAGCCTAGTGCAAAAATATCTAATGTAGAGCTGTTGTCGGCAAACTGGATGGGTGATGCAAGCCCATATTATCAGGTAGTTGATGTCGAAGGTGCGACACCATGTAGCCAGGTTGACTTGACTCCTAGCATTGAGCAGTTGAATATTTTCTACGAAAAAGATTTGAGTTTTGTAACCGAAAATGAAGATGGTATTGTAACTGTATATGCAATTGGTCAAAAGCCAGAGAATGATTACACTATTCAAGTCACCATTACGGAGGTGAGCTCATGAGCAAGATTATTGGCGTGACTGTTGGAACACCATTGCCTAAGCCAAATTTTAAACAAACTGACCCCACCAAGGGTGATTATATTAAAAATAAACCCATATTATCTACAGTTGCTACTTCTGGTTCTTGGGGCGATCTCAAGGATAAGCCGTTCGGTGAAGAGGGTTGGACTATTGAGTGGGACGGCGATATAACCGACAAGGAAACTGTGACTTTGGACGGGCTGGAGCTTGTGCGCGTTTCTGACAACACGATTGCGCTTTCCGATGTACTGGGTAGCGTGGTGAGTTATGAGATTTCATACGATGGTGTTGAAACAAGAACATTCTGTGTCACCGAGGATTGTGTTGCTGACGGCGAAGGATTGATGTTTGCAATTACACACACAGGCTCTGATACTGGTGTTCCGATTGTTATAATTTGCAATCAAGACTTGGGAGAGTATGGCATATCAATGCGTGAGGGCGTATATTTCGCAAACAAATTTGTGCATGCGCGTTCTATTTCCAGTACAACCATCAAGACCATCGACGAAACCTACATCCCAGACACAATTGCTCGCGCATCAGATGTTGAAGCGAACACTTCTGAGATAAATGCATTCACTCCTATCACTTATGCTGAAATTGAAGCGCTTTTCGATTAATTAAATAATCAACAAATGCATGTAGGCCATTAATTTAGCCTATTTTTTATAGACATATATTATATTTATTTTTATATTATTTAAAATTTAAATAGCAAAGGAGAAATTTATTATGGCTGAAATTAAAAAGTATTTATCTCTTGATAGACTGGCACAGTACGATGCTCTAATCAAAGCAAAGATTGATAATGATATTTCTGGCGTAAATGCTTCTATTTCTGATATTACATCTGGTTCTACAGTAGTAAAGAAGGCTGAAGAAGCTACTTCTGCAACAAAGGCAACTCAGGATGCTTCTGGCAATGTAATTACTGATACATATGAAACCAAAACTGATGCTCAAGCAAAATTAGATGAAGCAAAAGGCTATACTGATACTGCCGAAGCTAATGCCAAGGCGTATGCAGACGGCAAGGACGCTGCTATTCAGGCCGCTCAAAAGGCTGGCGATGATGCTGCTGCTGCCGCTGGTGTTGCCGATGGTAAAGCTGTTAAGGCTCAGGGTGATGTTGACACTTTGAAGGGCTACGTCGGCACTATTCCTGCTGATGCAACTGCAACAAACGTTGTCGCTTATGTTCAGGAGAAGACTGCTGGCATCGCATCTGAAAGTGCAATGATTGAGTTGGGCAATCGTGTTGGTGTTGTTGAGGGCAAAGTTGCTACTATTGAAGGCGATTATTTAAAGGCTGCTGACAAAACCGAACTTCAGAATGCTATCGACGCTAAGGTTGCTCAGACCGATTATGACACTAAGATGGGTCAAATTGACGAGAAAACTGAGAGCTTGCAGACTCAGATTAATACTATTATGAACAACCCTGATGCTGAGGGTGCTATTAACTCTATTAATGAGTTTACTAAGTATGTTGAAGATCATGGCACTATCGCTGACGGTTTCCGCGCTGATATTGACAAGAACAAGGATGATATTGCTGCTGAAGTGAAGAGAGCTGGCGAAGCTGAGACTGCTTTGTCTGGTCGTTTAGACACCTTGGAAGCTATCAATCATGATGCATATATTGCCGCCGACGAAGCTATGAAGAATGAGCTTGATGGCGATATTGCCGATCTTGCTGCTGCTATTGAAGCTGCTAAGACAGATGCTGCCAATAAGGATGCCGTTGTTCTTGCTGAAGCCCAGAAAGCCACTCAAAAGGCTGCTGTTGCTGCTCAAATTAAATTTAACGAATTGAATGAAAAAATTGTGCAGAGCGACTGGTCTGTAAATGACGAGAGTGATTCTGCTTATATTAAAGGCAGAACCCATTGGGTTGAAGAAGGGTCTTATGAAGTCAGTGGAACTTTTGATGGTGATATTAGTTCTAAGACGTACATGAAGGAGCTTGGTGGTGCAAATAAGGGCTATGTTCGATTAACAAGTGATACTATAACAAATTTTGATAATTTTATAGATGGTGAAATTATTCTTTATGATGAAAAAAATGATACCGATTATCGTTATAGTGTAGATATTGTTAAAATAAATAATGATATAAGTGCCACGGATAGAGTCGTTGCTGGCACTGTTTATGGTTTCGCTTCTAGTGATGGAGATATAATTATCGCAACAGAAGGCAGCGCTGGACTTGTAACAGTTTATGCTGGTGGTAGACAAGGGATGCGTGTCCCGCTAACAGGCCCTGGCATTTGGGTATGGTACGACAATAGCGGCACCAATTTAGTTAAGATGGAATATATTTCTAGTTATAGTTTCAGATTTGCAGATGAAGTGGCTCATCCATTAGATGAAAAATTTATCCCAGATTCTATTGCGCGTGAGTCTGATATTGAAGCTCTTGAGAGTGCCGACAATGCTCTATCTGGACGTTTGGATGCTCTGGAAGCTATTGATCATAGCCATAGTAATAAGACTATTCTGGATAGTATTACTGCCGAAAATATTACCACTTGGAACACTGTTACTTCTAAGGCTGCACAAGCAGATTTAACTGCTGTTGGCGACAGAGTTACTGCAATTGAGACTTGGCGTGATAATTTCGTTGAAATTTCTGAGGAAGAAATTAACGGCATGTTCGCCTAATTTAAAGTCGTTTGATTAATAATATGTAGAAAGACCCTTTAATTAGGGTCTTTCGTTTTAAATTAGAAGGAGAAATTTTATGGCAAAGATTGATATTACCTTTAATAATAAAAATTACTCTATTCACGAATCCTCTCTTTCTGACGTTTCTGACGCTTTAAAGTCTCACTTATCCACTACCATGAGTGGTTCTGGTGCAATGATTAATCTTGGTGGAGATTCTTATAGTGTTGATTCTGAAAAGTTATCTGCTGCTACTAATGCTTTTGTTTCACATTTAGGCACTATTACTGGTAGTAGTTCTAAGGTTGTCGTTGGTGAAAATGAGTATGGCATTGATTATAATAAGGTCAATGAGGCGATTTTGGAATTGGAAACTGTTTTAAGCAATTTACATAATTCTGACAGTCCTGATATTCCGATTGCTAAAAATGTTGTGTTAGAAGTTAATAAAATAACAGATACTACCTATGTAGATGATACTGCTTATAACGACGAAGAATTTATTTTGCTTAATATCTATCCAAAAACGAATGGTATGATTTTTATCACCTATGGTGATTTGACCAAAGTCATTATAGATACAAGTGGGGCAGCAGAGCCAGCTAAACAGCAAGTTTTCTTTGGTACTTTTAATGGCGTATCTGACTCTGTAACAACACCTTCTAGTGGCATATTGACGATTGAGGGCGATTATAGAGATTTTGGTGTAGGATCATATGATACTAAGCATAATTTTAATTTTTATAATGGCATAACTGCTGTTCATGATTTTGGAAATGTTACTAGTCTTGATCGTACATTCTGGGGCTGTACAAATCTTACAAGCATAACTATTCCTAATAGCATTACCAGTATTGGTTATAGCGCATTCCAAAATACAGGTCTTACAAGTGTTATTATCCCCGATAGCGTTATTAGTCTTGGTGATAATGCGTTTAGAGATTGTGTAAATCTTACAAGCGTTACTATTCCCAATAGTGTTACTGATTTAGGTAATAATACGTTCTGGGGCTGCACAAGCCTTACGAATATCACTATTCCCAATAGCGTTACTAGTATTAAACATTATGTATTCCATGAATGTACGGGTCTTACAAATGTAATTATTCCTGATAGTGTCGTTCACATTGGTCAGGAAGCGTTCTATGGCTGTACAAGCCTTATGAATATTACTATTCCCAATAGTGTTACTGACATTTCTGGTAGCGCATTCCAAAATACAGGTCTTACAAGTATTACCATTCCTGATAGTGTCGTTCACATTGGCATGGAAACATTCTCTAATTGTACAAATCTTACAAGTGTTAGTTTTGACAATACAGATGGTTGGTTCGTTTCAAAACATAGTACTGCCACGAGTGGCACACCTATAGATGTAACAGATCCTGTTGCGAATGTGACACTGTTAACTGACACTTATAGCAATTATTATTGGAAACGAGCTTAGAACTAAATAAAAATTACTAAATACAAGAGGGGATTTTGCTATCCCCTCTAAATGAGCATTCTATTAGAAATATTTCTAAAGAAAATCTTAATCACATATTTAATTAGTACTCATGTATAATGCGCAAATACATGGCTATTAGTTAACTAAGCTGACAAATTATAAATTTTGAAAGGAGATTTCAAAATGCCTGATTCAATTAAAAAATATTTGTCTCTTGATAGATTGAAAAAATATGACGAGTTGATCAAGACAAAGATTGACAGTGATATTGCCAATCATAAGCATAGCTGGAATGAGTTGAACGATAAGCCGTTCGGCGAGGAAAGTATTGAGCGCATCGAAATTGATATGATGGGACAGACTATAGGATTCTTGAAAGTTTCGGACAATACTGAGCTCGCTGTATCTCCTGCGGCTGATGGTATGGCAAAAGTTTGGCGTACTATATCAGAAGTTTCTGACTTTAATAACGCACCGTGGGTGTTGGTAGATGATAAAGTCGCTGCAATTTCTGAACTGATGGTACTTGTATTTTTTGAAGATGTTGAGAATTACGAAGTGGAAGAAATCGTCTTTAATGCAACAAAAGGCGTATACTTCATGGACACTAGGGCACTGGGCTATGAAGCCTTTTTATCTGGATTTGCAAGCGATTCTAAAGCTACTGAACCTGAAATCACTTGGGATGGTAATGATTCATATATTAAGCAGCTTGATGAAAAGTATATTCCAGATACCATCGCTCGCGTAGAAGACATTCCAGAGATCGAAGTCGCTACAGACGAAGAAGTAATTACAATGCTAATGGAACTAGATATGCTCCCAACATTCGTTGATAGCGAAGGAGCTCTATTAATTGATAACAATGGTTCAATTCCAATTTAAGGAGGAACTTATATGACAAACATTAATTTAAAAAATATTGCAAATATTCCTGTTGTAGAAAGCATGAGTGATAATACTCATTTACTTGCGGAGCAGGAAGGAAATTATGTAAGAGTACCAAAAAATAGTGTTAATGGTGGTGGCTCTGACATCCCAATGTCGCGTGGACTTAAAAAAGTTGTCTATAACGGCAATAAGGACGATTATGAAATAGTTGATATGGATGAAATGTGCTTTGTACGTGTCATGGAAGACGTTATTTCTGAAGACGATCTAATTGGTGGAAAATGTACATATTTTTGGATAATAGAAAGTAATACAAAAAAAATTACTGATGAAATGATTTTTGTAGCATCAGAAAATATTGTAGGCGTCGATGTTGCAGGCACGCTTATAATTCTCTTATGCTCACAAGATGGTAGTACCTATAACGACTTAACATTCAATAAAGGTGTATATGTTACAGACAATGGCAGTGATAAAGTTATTCAATCATTTGAATATTATGGAGAAGTAATTAGCCAAGATATCCTTCCGCGAGATATTGTTTGTGACTGGTCAAATATAACTAATAAACCATTTGGTGAAACACCAATCGAAATTGTATCTGAATTTGAATGTGAATTTTCAGATAGTTATCCATATAGCAACATTACATCAATTCCTCCATTTACTATTGAAGATAAAAAGAAATATACCGTTATATGGGATGGAGAAACTTATACCTGTACAGCAGACATTAATTGTTTTGGAGATGCTAGTTGTCAAATTGCACAAGTACAACCATCAGAAGAGCCATTTTATATGCTAATGAACGAATATGGTGAAATAGAAATATATGCAGAATCTCCAGGAATGCATACTATAACCATTTATGGCGAAGAAACATATACTATTGATCCCAGGTATCTTCCACCTGAGGCGGGTTGCAGTGCGTTAAATGTTGTGGTTGAAATGTATAATTCTGATTATATATGTGACACCACTCGCGAGGCTATTGCAAACGCACTCAACTCCAGAAAGCCAGTATATATTACGCTTGTAGATTTTAATATTGGATCTGGTATTGTAATGCAAATGTACCCATTAAAAAGGTTGGTATTTGAAGAAAACGGCAATATTAATATGGAGTTTGAGGGCGACCATCGTATTACATATAACACGGACGAAATGATTTTTGAAACCATACCTTCTTAATACATATAAAGGCGGTAGTTTAATTCTACCGCCTTTTTAACTAAATAACATGAGGTGATTAAATGGAAAAACTAACACCTTTAAATGGTTTACGCAATAGTATTGCGTCAATAAAAAGTATTTTAGACACAAAAGCAAATAAAGAAGATATCCGAGCAAACGTACAACCAGACTGGAACCAGAATGATGAAACGGCAGATGATTATGTTAAGAATAGGCCGTTTTATACTGGTGAGCCTAAGTCAATCACCGTTGAGATTTTGCCAGAAATAAATAGTGCATCCATTGAGGGTGATATTATACTTTCAGAACCTTTGGTAGAAGGTAGAACTTATACCGTTACATGTGATGGTATTGAGTATGAATGCGTTGCACGCAATTATGATGGTTATTTGATGTTGGGTAATAATGCAATTTATGAATATGATGGGGATATTACAACTGATACTGGTGAACCTTTTGCAATGGAAACAGAAGAAACAAGCACAACATTGTGGGTGTATATGGCAGAAGAAAAAGATTTTACTTTGTCAATTTCTTACTCTGTAATTCAAGAAAATATCGTAAAGCTTCCTATGAAGTATCTACCCGACGGATATCCATATAAAGAAAGCTATTCTGGAGAAATTGTACCAGAGACTACAATAAATATTGAAAGTACAGGCGATCCTGTTTTTGATCCGTTTGTAATTGAGTTTGTGGCTGGTGGCATTTATAATGTAACTTGGGATGGCATTGAATACGAATGCGTGTCATACATTGTCCAAGGCCCAAATTCTCCAAGTATCGGTAATGGAGAAATTGCGGGTGTAAACGGAGGTAATGGAGAGCCATTTTTCTGTACGGTTTACGAAGGTCAAGTAATGTTGTTTGCAGCCGAAGTTGGTACGCATACAATTTCAATAAGTGGTACAATAGAAAAAGTTGTTCAAATGTCAAGCGAATATATTCCGAAGTTTACAATCAATGTTGATGTAACATACGACCCGCATCCCAACGCGAGTGCTGCATATTTTTGTACAATGGACAAGAGTGTGGCAGAAATTGCAAAAGCATACCTTGGTGGACTTGAAATGCGAGCCATAAACAAAGAAACGGGAGAATATTATATTCTGGAAACTGCAAAACAAGGTACGTTTGGCGATTGGGAATTTGATTTTGTAAACTGGAAGATTGATGGCGACATTCATTTTAAACACTTGCACATGTGGACTCCGAGCAGCGGCGATGCGGTCGCATTGTATACAACAGAACAAGCCAATGCCATATATGAAGGAACCAATAATACTAATTATTTGGCGTCAGTACCGGCGGTATGCGATTTTGTAAACTCTAAATGTTATATCAGCTATAACGAACAAGAATTAACAGAAGAGCAACAAGCTCAGGCAAGAAAAAATATTGGTGCAGCAAATTCAAAATCTGTTGATTGTATCAATTTGGTTGACCAAGAAAATGGTTACACATATGCCGTTTGTATGCGCAATGGTACTCTTGTAACATATTGTCAGATTGAGAAAATAGAAGTAACAACTATGCCCAACAAAACTGAGTATATGGTTGGTGAAATATTCGACCCAACAGGAATTGTAATAACAGCAACTACCTATGATGGAGTATCAAAGGAAGTAACGAATTTTGAATATGACACTACGCCTATCACAGATAGTACATCATATGTAAAGGTTACTTATACTGAGGGAGGCATGAGTCATGCTGTCGAAGTTCCTGTAGCAGTAATACCATTTGATCCTGAGATTGTTCTTGTTGACTTTGATTATACAGATAATGGCAATGGAACTTATACGATTACTGGTTGGAAAGAAACTTATAGTGGTCAACCAAGTACAGAACTGATAATTCCAAACAATAGTTTAGTTATATTGTAAGGTGGTGAAAAGATATGATAAATTTTAGACAGTACAGCAATGTAACTAAAATTGTAATTCCAGATGGAGTTACTTTAACAAACAATAATTTTGCTTCAAAATTTATGTATTTAAGCAATCTTAAAGAAGTTAAATTGTCCAATAAGATTACTCGTATTAGTGCGGCATTTACTTCATGTGGAAGTTTAGTCAGCCCTATTTGTGGTGACAATATAACTGAAATGCAATATGCGTACAATTCATGTTATAATTTGATTGGTCCGCCTGTATGTGGAAAGAATGTTATCAATATGGCTTCTGCGTATAATAATTGTTGGAATTTAACTGGTTCGCCCGTATGTGGTGATAATGTTACAAATATGTCCTCAACATATACTAATTGCAGAAATCTGACAGGCTCGCCTGTGTGTGGTAAGAATGTAACTAGCATGATAGCAACATACAATTATTGTCAAAAATTAACTGGTTCCCCTGTTTGCGGTGAAAAAATTACAAATATGTGGCGTACATATTATGGCTGTAGCAATCTAACAGGCTCTCCTGTTTGTGGAGATAATGTTGTAGATATGTATGAGACATATTGCAGTTGTGTTAATTTAACTGGCTCTCCAGTGTGCGGTAATAAAGTGACTAATATGGCAAATACATATAGATCCTGTAGAAATTTAACTGGTTTTCCCGTATGCGGGCATAATGTTACTACATTGGATTACGCATATTCTAACTGTTCAAATCTAACTGGTTCGCCTGTTTGTGGGCCTAAGGTAACAGATATGATGTTTGCATATCAATCCTGTTATAACTTAACAGGTTCTCCTGTGTGTGGAGATAGTGTTGTAGATATGTATGGTACATATCAAAATTGTACAAATCTATATGGCAATTCTTATTTTTATTCTGTAAGTGTAAATCGCGCTACAGGTTGCTTTAAAGGTCGCAATACTGCAAACATTCTACGCATTTACACAGTAAAGAATTCTACCACAATGACAACACTACTAACCAACAACACTTCTTCCCTCGTCGGCGCAGCCATCACATGGACTGATGACATCACAACAAACGGCTGCTATTACAACACCCAATACAACATTTACATCTACCCCGTAGATGATGTAGCCGCCGCACGTACAGCAAACGGCGATGACGAATAAATAATCAAAAAAAATATAAAAAGGAAGGTATTATATATGAAGAAATATAACCGTAAAATTGATGTAATTATACCCGCCTACAATGTGCCAGATCATGTCCTATTTCGTTGTCTTTCTAGCATTTCTTGCCAAGACATCGTATCTGACCTTGAGGTAACCATTGTAGATGACGCTTCAACTAAACAGAACTACGCTGAAGTAATTAAAGCTTTTACTCCGGTAATGAAAATCAATCTGCTACGATACGAAATTAATGGTGGTCCAGGCGTGGCACGTCAATATGGTATTGATCACACCAAGAACGGTTATATGACCTTCATTGATGCCGACGATACTCTAAATGGAGCCTTCGCACTCAAAGCACTGCGCAACGGCATTGAAATGGGAGACGGCATCTTCCATATGTGCGTTGGTGTTTTTGATGAAGTGCATGAGGAAGGGTTTAAGCCTGGTGAAGGCCCAATTCTAATGACACATGAGCAGGATATGGTTTGGATGTTTGGTAAGCTTTATCGTAGAAGTTTTATCGACAGATATAAGATTCACTTCCATGAAAGCTCTAGAGCAAATGAAGATAATGGCTTCAATACCATGATTCGTCTGTGTTCTAGCGATCAAGAACAGATCAACTTCATTCCTGCTCATGTGTATTATTGGCATGAGAATCCCAACAGCATTACTCGCGCAAATGACTGCCAGTATAGCTACGGCAGCTCTGAGCGTGATAGCTTCTATGGTTATGTTGAAAATATGATTTTTGCAATCAAGGAAGCTAAGACCAGAAAGCCATATAATGGTTTTATTACAATGTGGTCTGTAATGTGCATGTTAAATATTTATGAGTATTACATTGAATGTTATGCTCGCGCAAGAGAGCATGCGGATACTAATTTCAAGTGGTGTAAGCGTTATTATGACGAAGTTTATAGTTTAATTGAACATGATATTTCCGATGAAATTCTTGCAGAGCATTATAACGATGTAATGAAGAATGCTTATATGGGGGACAAGCTGAATGGCATTATTCCTTGTATGGGCATTTATGAATTTTTAGATAAACTAAAGGACGCAAGTGTTGATTGATTATTACAGAAAGGAGGCAAGGTATGAGTGAGTGGTTCATATAAAATATACGCCTCTGAAAATTACGTCTCAGAACAAATAAATGTAGCTATCGAATCTTTAAAGGACGATGGTTACATTGTTGAACCAAAGTCAAATGATATACCAAAAGTTTTTATAGATGGTATAATCCCGACTACAAAGGACGATGCGCTTGCAGAGTTGACTTATATTTCCGCGACGCACCAATTCCATGCTTATTTATTAATTAAGTGTCAAGGAACTTCGTCTATGAAATATCCAAAGAAAAACTTTACCATAAAGCTATATAAAGATGAGGCTCGTTCCGAAAAATTTAAAATAAATTTTAAGGGCTGGGGACGGCAGTATAAATTCTGTTTGAAAGCAAATTGGATAGATATATCTCACACAAGGAATATTGTGTCAGCTCAAATTGCCGGAGACATTGTTAAGACGCGTCCAAATTATTTAGAGCTTCCTGAGCTTTTGCGCACCAGTCCAAACCAGGGCATGATAGATGGCTTTCCAATTAAAGTATACGCAAATGGTATATATCAAGGCCGGTATACTTGGAATATTCCAAAGGATGCTTGGATGACTAACATGGATGGTTCGCTTGATAACCATTGCATTCTTTGCGGTGAAAATTATGTAGGCGGATGTTTTCGCGCCCTACCTTTAATAGATGGAACTGACTGGTCTGACGAAGTTCATGATAGTGCTCCAGCTTCCATAGTGTCTCGCTGGTCTGAAGTTGTAAATTTTGTAATGACAAGCAGCGATGAAGATTTTAAAGCAAATATAAGCAATTATATTGATTTGCAAAGTCTAATTGATTATCATATATTCGGCATATATGCTTGTGGTTCAGACTCGTATGGTAAAAATCAAATCTATTTAACTTACGATGGAATTAAATGGTATGCCTCACTTTACGATCTTGATACTACTTGGGGTTTGTATTGGAATGGTGAAGCTGTAATGGGTTATGACTATGGACGAGAAAAATATGAAGATAGGATTCAAAATAGAGAAGGTAACCTTCTATTTGAGAGAATAGAGCAAAATTTTTATTTAGAGCTTCAAGCTAGATGGGCAGAATTAAAACAATCTGCTTTGTCTATGTCCAACGTCATTAATCGTTTTGAAAGATTTTCTGACTTATTCACTTCTGATTTGATTAAAGAAGATTATGCTTCTACTACTGCTGGCGGTGCTTATAGTGGAATTCCTTCCGTGGCCAAAAATAATATTCAACAGATTAGAAATTTTGCAGCCGCACGCAGAAGTTGGACTGATGAGTATTTTAATAGCTTAACTCCAGTAGTAAGAATTCCTTGTACTGGTATTACATTATCTGCGACTGAATTAATTTTCTTAGAAGCAAGCTCTCAAACCATTACTGCTTCTGTAACTCCAGTAGATACCACAGATAAAATTATTTGGTCTTCTGATAATACTGAAGTAGTAATAGTAGAGAATGGAGTTGTAACCGCTATTGACAATGGTACAGCTACTATAACCGCTACTTGCGGCGACTATTCTGCTACTTGTTCAATTTCTGTTTCTGGTATTGAAGAACCAGTAATTCCAGATGAACCAGAAGTTGATGAAAGAATTCTCTATCAACTACCTGAACCTACTACCTTTACTGGCTCTAATTATATTGACACTGGTGTAGCACCTCTTGCCGAAGATAAACCATTTACTCTTATACTTGACTGGACGCACACTGGTGAAAGTGAATTCGTTGGAAGCAGATATGTTATTGCTCATGCTATGACAGAAACTTCTCCATATCCAGGTATTATTCTACAATACAATAGTAATGGTATTGTTTCTGAATATAGACAGGGCACAAATACTATTTCTTCTAACTCTACCAGCGGTCTCATTGACAATGCTGACCTACATCGCGTAAAGGTTGTATATCGCAAGGACGAAAGTGGTAAAGTTACTGTCGCGAGATGTTACAATGAAAATGGACAAATCCATAAGAATGAAAAAACTATGGATTATTACGCAGTACATGAAGAGCTACGACTTGGATGTTATCGCTCCAACGTTGGAGGAACAGGACGTTTTGCTAAGGGTCTCTTAAATGATTGTAAGATTTATAACTACGCATTAAGCGATGAACAGATGGAAGAATTACTTACAATGTGAGGTGAATAATTATGAATGATTCATATAAAGTATATGCTTCTCAAGAATATGTAGATAATAAAGTACCAGAGGCGCAAGGTGCGCATAAGCAGCTTGTAACCGATGCAGATGGCAATGTGAAGTGGGAAGATAGAGCTGGTGGGTATAGCGTCGGTCCAATCGAAAGTGTTTTAATGGAGGAACAAACGATATCGTTTACGTATGACACAGATGCGACAATGTCCGCCCCATCGAACTGGCCAGAGACTCGATTGGAAATAGTAGCTGGAAACACATATCATGTTTATATCGACGGCGCAACATATACATGTAATGCTACAGCATTTTATTCATATGTATTAATCGGTAATGCGGCTGTGTTAGGAATGGACGACACGGGCGAGCCTTTTTTATGGATGGATAATGGGGCGCAGCAGATGTTGTATATGTTCTCTGACACTTCCGATGCTGAACATATAATAAGAATTTCAGAGATTAAAATCGTTGATATTACAATTCCGGGCAAGTATCTTCCGATCGCTTCTGATGATTCATACGGCTCTGTGAAGCTCACAGACATTGTTACCACGTATGTGTTTTCCTCTGATTACCCTAACGCTTCCCAGATGCAAGAAGCTGTATCTAAACTCAATGAGGGCAGAGCGACAATCGTGTGGCAAGGTGAACGATACGTAGATGGGTTCTTGGATGATGATCTAAACATCTATTTAAAGCGGCTCGACGAAGTGACGTGTTATCGCAAATACCCCCTTCGATTAGAAGAAGGAACCCAAGAATATTATAGCCTTAACATGTTCGAGCGCGCCGAGGAAACGAGCGACATCTTTCTGAAGACAAAAGGAACACCCGGAATTTCGGCACGTTTTTGCATAGGCAGTGATAACATCCCTATTATCGTTAGGTCCGACGACAACCAAACTATATGGACCCCATCGACCAAGGTTTCAGAACTGGAAAACGATGCTGGATATATTACAAGTTATACTGAAACCGATCCTACCGTGCCAGCTTGGGCGAAGGAGCCAAATAAACCTACATATGCTGCCAGCGAAATTGGTGCAGGCACTTTGGCTGGCGAAGTAGTTGCAAGCACATCTTCTCAAGCGCCAGATACCGCTTTGCTTAGAAACAGTAAATTAGTTTCAACAGACACTAATCCAACCGTTAATGGCGAAATTTATTGGACCTACGGTTAAGGAGGTTGTTTTATGGCTCATAAAGTTTTAGTGGGCGGAACAGCCTATAATGTAACTGGCGGTAAAAGCATGGTTAGCGGCACAGTGTATGGTATTAAAAAAGGTAGAACTTTAGTTGGTGGAACTGGATATGATATTAAGTTTCTAGAAGATGCTTATGCTATGTTGTATAGTAGTGGTAACTTTGTATTCCAAAGAGGCGACGATGTTGCTGAGGGAGAGACGTTAGTTAAGAGTTATACTGGGTTTGAGGACAAAAAACCAGATACTGTGGTTGAAACACTATGGTATGGATATAGAAATAATATTATAAATGTTTCTTTTAAAGATGAAATAACTCCAATTTCACTATTTGCTTGGTTTTACACTTCACGAAATATTAAAATTATGGACCCTACTAATTTAAATTTAAGTCGCGCAACAAGTATGAGCAGAGCTTTTGAAGATTGTTATAATTTAATTAGATATCCTATATGTGGCGAAAATATTACTACTATGTATAGAGCATATAGCGATTGTTATAATTTAACAGGTTCTCCAGTATGCGGCAATAATGTCATTAATATGGCTAATACATATTATTACTGCAATAATTTAACTGGCTCTCCTATATGCGGTGAAAGAGTAATTGATATGAATTATTCATATTATAATTGCTCAAACTTAACTGGCTCACCTGTTTGTGGCGATAATGTTGTTAGTATGGCACGTACATATACCAATTGTATAAACTTAACTGGCTCGCCTGTTTGTGGCAAAGAAGTTGTTGATATGACTGCCACTTATAGCAATTGCTATAACTTAACAGGTCAACCAGTTTGTGGCGAAAAAGTTACCACTATGAGTTATGCTTACCATAGTTGCACTAATCTTACAGGACATGTTGTTGTAGGTGAAAATGTTACAAATATTTCCCACACATATTATTCATGTAGAAATCTTACAGGGTCTCCAGTATGTGGAGATAAGATTACAAATATGTATATGGCATATATGCAATGTTATAATTTAACTGGCTCTCCTGTGTGTGGAAATAATGTTATTGATATGTTTCGTGCTTATGAATCCTGTTCAAATCTAACGGGTTCGCCAGTTTGCGGGCCAAATGTGACTAATATGTGTAGCGCGTATTCGAGCTGCAAAGGTTTAACAGGGGTTCCAGCATGTGGCGATAAAGTTATAAATATGGCAAGTGCATTTTCAGGATGTACTGGTTTAACTGGAAACCCAATATGTGGAAGTAATGTAACGGACATGGGTAGTGCTTACGCGGGCTGTACGGGTTTAACTGGCGTTCCAGTTTGCGGCGATAATGTAACAAGCATGGAGAGTACTTATAGAGGATGTATTAATTTAACTGGTTCACCTGTTTGCGGAGAAAATGTTATTCATATGCCTAGTACCTATGAAAACTGCTTTAATATAACTGGTTCTCCTGTATGTGGTAGTAATGTAACTTCTATGCAACGCACTTATGCAAATTGTTATAACTTAACAGGTTCTCCAGTCTGTGGGGAGAATGTTACAAGTATGGCGGGCGCATATTATAGATCTGGCGTAACTGGTTCCCCTGTATGTGGAGACAAGGTTACAACAATGCGTGAAACTTATGCTTCTAGTAAAATAACAGGCTCTCCAGTCTGTGGACCAAATGTAATAGATATGTATTATACTTATGTAGATTGCAGCATAACTGGTTCTCCAGTTTGTGGAAATAATGTTACGAACATGAGCTGGGCATATTATGGCTGTAAAAAGCTTAATGGTCTTCCTGTTTGTGGAAAGAATGTTATTAATATGATTAGAACATATTATGGTTGTACCAATTTAATTGGTTCACCAGCATGTGGAAATAGTGTTGTAGATATGTTTGCCGCTTATGAAGCATGCAAAAATTTAACTGGTTCACCTATTTGTGGGGAAAATGTTGTTAGAATATCCAGTACATATCAAAATTGCACCAATCTTGCCACAAATGGATATTTCTATTCAGCAATTATTTCTGATGCCTCAAATTGCTTTAATGGCAGAAATAGACAAACATATTTAAACCTTTATGTTCCAGTTAATTCTGTTACTTTAAATACTGTTTTGATTAATAACTCCAATTCTCTCATAGGCAGAACAATAACTTGGACAAATGATATTGCCACAAATGGCTGTTATTACAACACTGCATATAATATTTATATTTATCCAGTGGAAAGCGTAGAAGCCACACGGTTTGAAAACGAATTTGATGAAACATTAAATTTATCAGATGAAAATGATGATAGATATTTTGATGTTATTGAAGAATCCATCAAAGCTAAAACAGAATGGGTATGCGCGGCGACTTCATTGAGTATTGATAACGGATATGCATTCGCTATAAGTGTAAATCTACATGATCTAGAAAATGTAACAATTGAAAATATGGAGGTGAAATAAGAATGAATTATAATTCTATAGATGAAATTTTATCTGCTGGTATTACAAACATGGAAGTAATTAGGGACAATACCAAACAAGATGATGGCACAGATACCATTACTGGCGTATCATGGTTTACTTTTAATGGAACTGTTGCGTCCACTATTTACGTAAGTGGCAACTCTTGGATTGGGTTTGGCTCAAGTTCAGAACATTTAAAAGTAAATAGAAGAAATGGAGCAATGTGGTCATTTTATAGAGAAGAAGGAACATTATATGATTATTATAAATTTCTAAAGATAAGATGGAAAGGATACAGCCGAAATAGTCAAACTTCATTTTCGTATGCTATAGAATATGACGTAATTCTTTGGGATACTGGCGATATATCTCTCCATATGATTTCCATTCCTACTTCATATAATACTGGAACATATTCGTTAGTTGCCTCTTCTACTTATACTTATAATGTTTCTACTACATCTCCATATGTTACATTTACAAAAACGGACGCGGGATTTGATGTAAAAAATGAAATTATTAACTTAGAGTTTCCATACGAAAAAATATATTTAATTCGTTCTGGTTCTACTTACTATACTGTTGTGAATGACGTTCTTAGTGAAGTTATTGGTGCAGATATTTCTTCTACAACATTTTTAAATTATGGTATTAAAATGATTCCAGAATTATCTTTGTTAGCTGGTTTGTCCAATCCTGAAATACTTTATTGGACTGACAGTGAAAAGTGTCTTATAAACAATTTAAGAATTCAAGGTTCACCTTCTCCTCAATTAATACACTACAATCCACAAACTATACCAGAAGGTTCAGGAATCAAAGGAATTGAAGCAAAACGTGCACATGATGATGTTTTATTCACCATCACTTTCAATGGTGGCACAACATGGCATTATTATGATACTGTAACCATGACATGGATTACGGCAGAGTCAAATTTAGTTGGTATGAGTCCATCTGTTCTAAAAGCTTTGATACCAAGTATATGGGCAGAAATTACAACGTCTTCTACGTTTCAAATTCGTTGCTTGTTGCCATCAACAGAAAGTTATGTTGATAAAATATATGTTGGATATGTTTAAATAAAAAGAATACAAAATAAAAAATGCTTGCGTGAGGATATACACTTGCGTAAGCATTTTGGATAAACCAAAACTTCTTAATAGGAGGTTGATTAATAATGGCGACTTATATTGAGATTAACGAAGTAAGATATCCTGCCAGTATTACTGGCAGACTAGTTGATAGAGACTGGGATGACAGAGAATCCAAGGCTATCAAGTTAGAGATGTCTTACGCTGATGCTATTGCGCTTTTCGTTGATGATATTTCTTGGAGTATTGTTCAGGACATTGAAGAAGTTACTGTAGAATATGACGAAGAGGCAGGCGAAATGGTGTCTAAAACTACAACTAAGTATGAATATTTTGATAACAGCGAATATAGCATTGCTGGCGATGTTGTAGATCACAGAGATGGTACTGTTACTGTAAAAATGGGCAAGTCTACTGCGGCAGAATTGCTTGCTATGCTTGAGGAGGTGCTGTAATTATGCTGACAAAATCTAAAGCAAAAGCAATTGTAGATGCTCTTGTTAAACTTCGTAATTTGGCTACAGATGAACAAGCGATAGAAGTTCCTGCGCTGTATCCAGTTTGGTCAGAAGAAATTATGTATGAAGTTGGCGAGAGAGTTGTATATAATGATGTTTTATACAAGGTGCTGCAATCACACACTTCTCAAGCAGATTGGACTCCAGATGTAGCAGTTAGCCTATTTGCTAAAGTTCTTATTGTGGATGAAAATGTTGTTTCTGAATGGGAGCAGCCTGAAAGTACTAATCCTTATATGACTGGCGATAAAGTTTCTTATAATGGTAAGACTTATGTTTCTACTGTTGATAATAACGTATGGTCGCCCGACACATATGGTTGGCAGGAAGTAACTGAATAAAACTTAATACTCACATCGATAGGAGGTGAGAAAAGTGTCGCAAAATATATTCAAAATTTATGACGGACGCACAAATTTCTGGCAATGGGATACTAAACAAAAGTTAATTGTTTTAGATGAACGTGTTACAGAAGTGCGTTTTTCAAATAGAAACATGGAGCACTCTAAGCGCAGACCTGTTTATACTGACAAAGATGGTGTGCGCATTTGTAATGTACCTGATATTCTACTACAGCTTCCCAAGAATTTGATCGCATATGCGATTGTTAAAGGCGAAGATGGATGCTGCAGTACACTCAAGGCGGTCAAGTTTGCCGTTTATCAGCAGCCAATTCCTACCGATTATATTTGTGAACAAGATGCGGTTGTTGATGATATTCTTATGAGGCTTGAAATTCTTGAAAGTCTGCTTAAGGATGTTTCAACTGGCGCACAGCAGCTTACTAAGTTTACTAGCATGGTTGATGCGGCCAAGTGGGCTATTGAAGATGGACAGCCTGGAGATATTGTTGTTATAAAGCTGGATATCGGCTGGGTGCCACATGTTGTTGAAGAGGACAAGAGTCTCACTCCAATTTGCAATTGTGATGGTGAGATGGTTACTATTAAGCTTGATGGTGATGATGCCGATGGAATCCCAAGCGGAGAAATTGAAGTATTCTACGATGGAAACTACGTAGAAGACGAAAATTTAATTCAATATTTTGATGGTGGAAGCGCTGCTGGCATTTAATATGTCAGTAGCTTTTTCATATATAAAATCTTAAGAAAGGATGATGTTAAATGGCAACGAAAGTTATTAAGACGGTCTTTCAATTTAGAAGAGCAACGACCGCCGAATGGCTTGCCAACAAGGACGTTATTCCTGCCCCAGGTGAACCTTGTTACGATTTAACTGCGCATACACTAAGAATTGGTGATGGCGTTCTCACATATGAGAATCTACCAGTTATTGGTGGCGTAGACGTAAAGGTAGAAGCCGACGGCAAATCTATTGTCCTAGAAGACGATGTTTTTAAACTTGCGGGTTTTGATGCTGCCGCAACTGGCGCTCAGCCCCGCAAAAATGACAAAGGCGAATTAGAATGGGTTGTTCCTTCTACTGAAGCGTTTGACGATCTAAAGTCTGAAGTGGAAACTCTACAGGAGACAGTTACCACTATTAAGGAGATTGTCACACCTTCTGCTGATGGTGCTGCTCCACTGCTTTCTAGACTTGAAACTCTAGAGCACAAAATGGACAAAACTGGCGATGGTACAGTTGACGCCAAGATTGATGCAAAGATTAAGGAATTTGCCTCTGACCTAACTGAGAATGATAAGGTTGACACTTTACTTGAGCTTATCAATTATGTTGACACTCACGGCAAAGACGTTGCTGGTATGGTTGCTGACATTGCAGCCCTTCAGGATCTAGTTGGCGATACATCTGTTGAAGAGCAGATTGAAGCGGCTGGTCATGTATCTAAGGATGAAGCTGCTGTAACTCTACAGCGCATAAAGTACGAGATTTCTCATAAACCAGTTGGCACTCTAGTTGATTACAACGACAAGGAAATCAGAGTTATGGTTCCTGCTAATACCCAGTGGGTAAAGCAGTCTGTTGGTAGCACTGGCAATGCTAACATGTATTATATGGGCTTTAAAGCCTATGCTCCCGAAGGCGCTGTAAGCTTCAAAGAAGGCGATAAGGGTGTTGTCGAAGACAAGATGTTCACATTTGACGATGACTTTGCTGGCATTGACGAATATGGCAGAAAGTATAGTATTGTTTGGCTTGCGCTTGCGTCCTATGATGAGGCGAAAGATGAGTGGACTTACTTCGGCAAGAACTCTTCTGCGAAGAAGTATGTTGGTTGGACTTACGTTGTTGAATGGTATGATGCTGATGGTGCGATCATTGAATCTGACTGTATCCGCATTAACCTGAGCAATGAATCTTGTCATAACATTGTTGAACCCTATTATGCTACAAACCTGATTAAGGGCGTTAGCGTTGGTGGATCCCTACTAGATATTGTTGATGGTGTTGTTAGTATTCCCGCTTTTGCTGGTCTCAAGAGCTCTGATGAAATTGTTGTCAATGAAGATGGTACGCTAAGTGTTGGTGTTATCAGCTTTGACAAGATTGCTCAGGGTGAAGGTGAAGTCATCATTATGGATGGCGGCAATGCAGTGGGTTAATATTAAAAAATTATTTATTTAAAGGAGAGAATTGATTATGGCTATTGAAAATGCAAAGACTCTAAATGTAAGAATTAAGAATAAGTATGACTCCTATGAAAACTGGGCTGAATCTGGTCTCATTCTAGAAGCTGGCGAAATTGCTATTGCGTATACTACTGTTAATGTTGAAGTTGGTAACGGTAAGATTGAACAGCATCCCGAACTACTAATGAAGGTCGGTGATGGCTCCAAAACTTTTGCGAACCTTCCTTGGCTAAGCGCGAAGGCTGCTGACGTAGCTGCTTGGGCCAAGGCCGCAACCAAGCCCACTTATGCTGCCAGCGAAATCACTGGTATTGATGCCAAGATCGCTGACTATGTTACCAATGAGATGGGCATTCAGGTTGACACTGATACCCAGTACAAGATGGTTAAGGTAAATGATTATCAGTACAAGCTAATGGCTAAGTCCAAGGCTGATGCTGACTACACTGTTGAAGTTGGCACCATCGAGATCCCCAATGACACCGCAGCTATTTCTGCTCTTGAAGCTCTAGTTGGTACCGATTCTGTTGCAACTCAGATTGCAGACGCTCTAAAGGTGTATTCTACCACCGAGCAGATGAACGCTGCAATCGCTACCGCTAAGGGCGAAGCAGTGTCTCATGCTGATGGTCTAAACACCGCCATGAATACCCGTGTTGCTGCTCTAGAGGCCATTGATCACACTCACACCTTCGTTGAGTCTGAGCTAAACCTCATCAAGGAAGGCGACGTTGAAAAGTGGAACGCTGCTGAGCAGAATGCCAAGACCTATGCCAAGGACTATGCTGACGGTCTAAATACTGCTATGGACGAGCGTGTTGCTGAACTAGAGGGTATGTTCGGTGATGGCGAAGGCACTGTTGAAGCTCAGATCGAAGCTGCTGTTGCTGCCGAGGCTGCACTACGTGAGGCTGCTGACAATGGTCTTTCCGGCAGAATCAAGGCTATCGAGGATGACCATCTAGTTGGCGCTGACAAGACTGCCCTACAGGAGCAGATCACCGCTAACGCTGATGCTATTGAAGATCTAGAAGAGCTAGTTGGCACTACCGCTGTTGCTACCCAGATCGAAGAGGCCGTTGCCGCTGAAGCTGAAATCGCTCGTGCTGCCGAGAAGGCCAATGCTGATGCTATTGGTGTTCTAAATGGTGATGCCGAAACCGCAGGCTCTGTTGACTACAAGATCGCTCAGAAGTTCGCTACTCTAATGGAGAATCCTGACGAAGCAATGAACTCCATTCAGGAGCTAGTTGACTGGACCACTGAGCATGCTGGTTCCGCTCTAGAGATGAGCAATCAGGTTACTGCCAATAAGAACGCTATTGCTACCCTAAACGGTGGTGCTGATGTTGCTGGCTCTGTGGACAAGAAGATTGCTGATGCCATTGCCGCTGAAAATCTATCTCAGTATGCTACTGACACTGAGCTTTCTGGTGTCGATTCCAGACTACAGGCCGTTGAGACCGCTATTGGCGAGACTGGCTCTGTTGCTACCGCTATTGAAGGCGCTGTGACCGAAGCTAAGGGTTACACTGATGCTGAAGTTAAGAAGCTTGCTGAGGGCGCTGTTGCTGACAATGCTGCTGCCATTGGCGAGCTAGAGGAGCTAGTTGGTACCACTGCAGTTTCCACTCAGATCGAAAATGCTATTGCCGCTCTAAAGATCGGCGATTATGCTAAGGCCGCTGACCTAACTGCTGCTATCGAACAGCACGCTAAGGATAAGAAGACTCTTGAGGATGCTATCGCTCTAAAGGCAAATGACGCTGATCTAGCTGCTATCGCTAAGACTGGCTCTACTGACGATCTAGTTCAGGGTACTCAAGTCCTCGTGTTCGACTGCGGTACCTCTGCTGTCTAATTTAATATAACTTAATTATTTGGGGCCGCCCTGTTGATTACAACGGGGCGGTTCTATTTATGTATGGGGGTGTTGCCCATGTTTCATAAATTATTTGAAATGAAGCTTAAAAGAATTGAAAAACGCGGAGAGCGTCAAAAGCGTAAGCATGAGCTTCAAGCTAAGTATGCGGAATATTATCCCAGCAAGCATAGGAAGGTTTCTAATGTAATGCTTGTTGTGATTGTAATTGCAATTGTTGGATTTGCAATTGCTGATTATATTTTACAGTATTATATGGGAATGGAAATTAGTTCAACTTTGACGACATGTTGGTTTTCATTCTGGGGCGCTGAAATCGTTGGGCTGACAGGAATAAAAGTGAGTAAAGTTTTAAAAACATATAGGCAAGAAAATGAAGAAGATAGTGTAGGGTAAAGAGGTGTAGATTATGGAATGGCACGAGGTTGTTGTAAGCATCTTATCTGGTTTGGCAATAGCTATTCCACTTGTTGTTGAATTAGTAAAGTGGGTTAAGAAAGCCGTAGAGGAAAAAAATTGGCAAGAACTTCTAAAGCTAGTCACCAATCTTATGACTGAAGCTGAATCGAAGTTTCAAAACGGCGCTGACAGAAAAGAATGGGTGCTCACTTGTGTAAAGGCAAGCGCTGATACTATTAATTATAAGATTGATTTAGAACAAGTTGGTAATCTTGTGGATTCTTTGTGCGCTATGTCCAAAATTGTGAATGCGCCAAAGGAAGAAGAAACTGAAGTGAAAGAATAAGGTGGGATTAACGCCCACCTTAAAATATAACTGTGAAATTATATTAAAATATTATTTTAATTTTATATACAAGAATGAAGAAAAGGAGGTGCCATGATGGGAATTTCAATTTTAGAAGCATTACGTCGATCTGTTCGTTCTTTATATGTTAAGATTCCTACTGAGCTTAGTGTATCTGGTAACAAGCTGTTCTTGTCGCATAATGGCACACTATTAGACGAGGGTATTGAATATAATCCTGGCGGCGGTACTGGTGGTGGCAGCGCAGGATATGTCACATTAAAAAATTTATTATATTCATCAAGTATTACAGCTGCGCATGGCAGCACCGTAGAGCTAAAATTCTCATATGCAACTACAGAGGAAACAGATGACGGTAGTGCGAGTATTTATTTGGATGATGTTTTACAAATGACAACCTCAATTAAAAGAGGCGAAAATTCAATTGATATTACAAAATATTTAAGAAGCGGAACTAATAATATCAAGCTAACATGCTCAGATCCCTATGGCAACGAAAGATCTCTTAAATATACTGTTAGCGTTATATCTCTATCTCTTACAACCAGTTTTAGTGACGCAAAACCGTATACTGGTGATTATTTTGAAATTCCATATATTTTAACAGGCGATGGAGAAAAAATAATGCATTTTGAGTTTGACGGAGAGGACATTACTGAAACAGTATCTTCGTCTGGCACAAACTCAAAAAAGACAATTTATTTTGAAACAAGAGGGCATGGAACGTACACATTAAAAATGTACGCGGAAATGGAGCTCTCTGGTCAAACTGTTACAAGCGACGTTTATTATTTTGATATTATGCGCGTAATGGGTACGACGCCTTTGATTAGTTCAGTTTGTGACATTGTTAGCGCGAAACAGTACGAAACAGTTGGTATTCCATTTGCTGTTTATCATGCGACAGATGCTGCGCCCGTTGTTGACCTTATTATTAGTAAAGACGGTGTAGTTCATTCTCAAAAAACAATGACTGCGAATCGTGGAGAGCGAGTTATTTGGCATGCAAGAACAACAATAGTTGGTAATGTTGATTTTACTATTTCATATGATGGCGTAAGCAAAACTCATACTATTGCTATTACAGAAAGCGATATTAATGTGTCTGTAAGACAAAATGATATGGCATTTGAGTTGAGAGCCGCTGGAAAGTCAAATAATGACACAGATAAAGATGTGTGGGTTAGTAGCATTGGAGATGTATCTGTAGATTTTGAAAATGTTGGCTGGAATGTTCAGCAAAAAACATTTATTGTAACAGGCGCTGATTCTGGTTCAGAAATAAAGAAAAAATATGCAATTGGCACTGGATGGGCTACCGATGACAACGGTGATACTGCACTGAGATTGTCAGGAGATGCGAGAGCTACAATCAACTTTAAGCCATTTGCTGAAGACTGGACTACGTCAAAAACAATTGAGATGGAATTTGCAATTCGCGATGTTAATAACCGTGACGCAGTTGCGATTTCTTGTATGAATAATAATGTTGGTTTTAAGATTACTGCGGACACGGCTTCTTTGATTCGAAATAATGTTCCTATTGTAGAAGCGAAGTATGTAGATGATGAAAAAATTCATTTGGCGTTTGTAGTTGAAAAGCAGGTTATGAACGATCATACTGTTAGACTGGTTACATCTTATTTGAATGGTGTGCTGTCTAGCGCGGCTACGTTTGCTGAGAGTGATTCTATATTTCAAAATCCTGCCGTTAATATATCTGTCGGGTCTTCTGACTGTTCTCTTGACTTATACATGATGCGCTTTTATGATGTTGCTCTTACTAGTCATGAGTTGAGAGACAATTATATTGCGGATAGCATGGATGCAGATCTATTGGCAGATAATGATGTTTATGTTAATGGTGCAATTGAATATAGTAAGCTAGAAAACAAGATTCCAGTTATGAGAATTACTGGCGAACTTCCTTCTAAAAAGGCGGATTCAAATAAGAAAAAGGGCGGCAGAGATTATCCTGTTGATGTAATTTATACAAATAAAAGCCCAATTCCAAGTATTCAAGAGAATAATGTGTTAATCCATGTACAAGGCACGAGCTCCGAAGGATATATCAGAAAAAACTGGGACCTTGATTTTGAAAATGAATACCAACACATGGATGGACAGTTGCCAACCGACTATTTTACTATGAAAGCTGACTATGCAGAGGCTACAGGCACGCACAATACCGGCAATGCAAACTATGTGCATACTTTTTATACTGCAGATAAGTTTAGTGATGATGCGCCTTTTGTCATTGATCCACGCGCAAGGTCGACGATAGCTGGATTTCCATGTGTAATTTTCCATCGCAAAACAGAAAGTGAACCATATACCTTTGCTGGAAAATATAATTTTAACTTTTCAAAAGATTCTGAAAATGTATTTGGGTTCACAGCTACTCGTGAAGATGGCACTCCAATTTACCCAAAAATTCAGTCATGGGAATTTTGTGAAAACAAATATCTTGCATGTAGGTTTAGACAAGACCCAGATGCTTCAGATATTACAGAAGATAATTGGAAAGAATGGTTCGATGACAGATATCTTTACGATGGCGGTGACCTAGAAGACTTTAAAATTATGTATCGCTGGGTTTATTCTACCTGCCAGGACAATGCAACAGGAGAAAATCTTGCCGATGCTTATGTGGATGTTGACGGTGTAACTCATACTAAAGATACAAAAGAATATAGGTTGGCAAAATTTAAGACAGAGTTTAAAGAACACTTTGATTTAGATTTTAGTCTTGTTTATTATTTGTATACTTTTGTAATGTTGATGTGTGACCAGAGAGCAAAAAATATGTTCTTGACTTCATGGGATGGAATCATATGGCATCCGTGGCTATATGACAACGATAAAAATTTTTATGTCGTTGTAAAACCTTTTCTAATATACGGCGAAAATCATGAGAATGATAACGCCTAGGAAAATCATAAATAAGTTTTCGATATTTATTACTAATGATAAAGAGGTGTAATTAATTTTATGCCAAGAGTTAATGTGCTTGAAAAATATATCTATTTAATTGGGCAAAAAATCAATAAATGGACCGTTTTAGAATTAAAGCGTGATAGAAGAAATTGCGACGCTATATGCATGTGTGAATGTGGGAATATAAAACCCGTCAATGTATACAATCTTATTAACAATAAAACTCAAGATTGTGGATGTGGCAGAAAAGCAATGCTTAGAGAGGCAAGAACTAAAAATTTAGTTGGACAAAGGTTTGGAAAACTTGTTGCTGTAGAATTGTTGGAAGAGAGCAATAAATTTAATCGCAGGCTGTATAGATGTAAGTGCGACTGCGGCAATGAAATCATTGTTCCAAGCAGTTGTTTGACCACAAATCATACTTCTTCGTGCGGATGTATTCTATCATATTACAACATGTATATTGACATTTTATTGGATAAACTTAATGTTAAGCATAGGCCAGAATATACAATAACTATTGATGGACATAAATTTAGATATGATTTTTATTTATGTGATTATAATTTAATTATTGAATATGATGGCGAACAACATTATATGCCAGTTAATTTTGGTGACAATGATCCAATTAAAATGGAAGAAAATTTAAAAAGGGTTCAAGAACATGATCGTTTAAAAAATAAATATTGTGAAGAAAATAACATAAGCCTTTTAAGAATCCCGTATTGGGAAAAATATAATATCGATAAACTTATTCACGATTGCCTACAACGACTGAACGAAAAGGATCTTGCTAAAACAGCTTAAGCAAGATATGTAACAGTCTGAACTGCAACTATAATCTAAAAATGAAATTGCAGAGGGAAGGTCGGCGGTAACCAGACCGTCTTGGAAGAACCTTCCCCGCTTGTAGAAATACAAGTCATAAAAGTAACAGAGTGACATGTTTAGGCATTAATAATGAAGGCTATCTTCGTTACGATTATTACCATGAAGATTTAGGACAAAACGATGCTGTTGGCGCAACCAACGTGTATAACGGATATGATTCCGTGCTATGGAATAACTTTGCAGAAGCATTTAAAGATGATATTCAAAAAACATATAGCTCGTGGAGAAGTGGATATTCTCCGCTATTAAGTTACAATAATGTTATGAAATATTTTATAACAGATCAGTCTGATAAATGGTGTATATCTATTTACAATGAAGACGCAGAATACAAGTATCTATCAATGTACAGGAATGGCGACGACTCTTCTTTCTTGTATCAAGTTAAAGGCACAGGCGAAGAACACTTAAAGTATTTTATAAAAAATCGTTTGATGTATTGCGACTCAAAGTGGCAAGCAGGCGATTTTATTAATAAGGATACAAATACTATTTTATTGCGCCTAAACTCCCCTGACGGCATTGAGGATGATGCAATTAAACCAGATATGACGATTAAGTACAAAACATTCTCTAATATGTATACTGGTGTGCGTTATGGTACTAACGGCATATTGTCGTCTATATACACAGACAGAGGCAAACTAGTAGAACATAAAATGCCAGATGGTGAAGACCCAAATAACCTTGATACATATATTTTTGGTGCCAACGAAATTTCTGAGCTTGAAGATATGTCGTTATTGTATGCAAACTTAATTAATATTAGTGCAGCAAGCAAATTAACAAAGCTAGTAGTTGGCAATAGTCATCCAAATTATAAAAACGATGTTTTAAAAAGCCTGTCATTTTCTAATAATAGACTGTTGAGAGAAGTAAATGTATGCAATTGTACTGGACTGACAATGACGCTTGACTTCTCGCTATGTCCAGATATTCAATATATTTACGCTACTGGTAGCAAGATTTCAGGTGTACAATTGCCAGATTCAGGTTTCTTAAAAGTCATTCATCTACCTGAAACGGTTAGTAACCTTACATTTGTAAATCAGCATCACATAGAAGAATTTATTTGCGAAGGATATGGCAATGTTACTACGATCAAGATAGAAAACTCCAATAACATTCCATTGCAAGATATTTTACTTGGTTGTGATTCTTCTGTGTTGGCATCCGTATCTGTAAAAAATATTAATTGGAATGTTAGCTCTGAGGAAAATCTACAGATAATTGTTGACAAACTAATAGCATGCAATGGATCGGTTGTTGAAGGTGCAGTTTATTTGCCAAGTGGCGTAACTGTATCGGATGATCTAAAAGTTACAATTCATCAGAACTTTCCAAACTTAAATGTTATTGATGATAATCCAGTATTCTACATTGACTATTTTAATTTTGATAATACAATTTGGGATACTGAAATGGTAAGTGCAGGCGAAGATGCAATTGGTCCACAGAAAGGTGATCCAGATGATATTGTGCAAGAAGCATTTGGATTAAGACACTTGTTTGTACAATGGAAAGCATTGCCTGTTAATGTAAATAAAAATCATCAGATTGATGCAATATGGCAAACTCAATATTGGGTTAAATATTATGATAGCGACATATTGCTGTATGATTATTGGGCAGATCAAGGTAGCGAAGCAAAAGATCCAGTGTTAGATGGACCTATACCAGCACCAGAAAAACCTGGCAATGATGAGTTGCGATATTCGTTCAATGGATGGGACAATTTGCCAACGAATATTCAAAAATCGACAAACATAAACGCCCTCTGGTCCAACGTTTACCCCGTCCGCTTCTATGCAGCAGAAACCTCTACAATCCCACACTATGTACAATGGGTTAAAGAGGGCGAAGATGTTCATGATCCAATATCAACAAATGAGTGCGCTGCACCAAGTGACATTGTAACTGAAGATATTACACATGTGTTCTCTAATTGGAACAACATCCCGACAAATATAACTGCAATTACAAATGTATATGCAGAATACTCACCGTTCTGGGCTGTGCGCTTCTATAATGGTTACATCCTGGAAGACACTCAGTGGATACCAACAGGTGGATCTGCTGTAGACCCAGTTAAGTCAGGGCGCATTGTAACTCCTACAAGAGAAAGTACTGCACAATATGATTTTACATTCTCTGGTTGGGAAGGTAATTACACAAATGTAACTGATCCTAGAAAAATTATGGCTACATTTGACTCGACTATTAGAAGATACACTGTTTATTTCTACAATGATGACGAGATATTGCAAACAATTGAAAACGTACCATATGGAACTGCAAATGTAACTTACACTGGCAGCACGCCAGTAAAAACAGGAGTGGATAATCCAGAAGAGTACGTGTTCAAAGGATGGGTGCCAGCACCAGAAAACATTACTGGTGACACCGAATGCTATGCGCTATTCAAGTTTACTGGATATATTTTCGGAAAATTGAGTAATGATAGCGAATATGGCACTGTGGACAATCCAAACTGGGATGCAATTAATGCTTATTGGACCATAATTGGCTCCGATGTTGACGCTTACATAAGTGGATCTATGAGTAAATACGATTTCTACGCAAAGTATCAAATGGGTGGACGAATGATTATTCCTATTGCACTTTCTGGCAGTGATAATATCGTTGCCGATGTTGAAATCATTGCACGCGATCATGACGATTTGGCAAGCGGCTCTGGTAAAGCTCCGCTAACATTCTTCTGTAAAGATTTGCCGCAGATAACTAAACCAATGAATGCAGAAAAAGACAATGATGGAGGATGGGAGTTGTCTGAAATGCGCACGTTCGCTAATGGTGAATTGTTTGACGCATTGCCGCAAGAGCTCAAGGCATTAATTAAGCTTGTAGCTAAAATTTCTGACGGAGGCGCAACTTACAAGGCGTTAGTTACAACACACGATAAGATGTGGCTCGCATCGTATGACGAGGTTGGTTTTGTTGACGATGCTACGTATGGACTATTGGGTCAAGGCACTTGGTATAAAGACGTGTTCCCAACAAAAAATAGTCGTGTAAAAACAATTATAGATGATACTGCTGCGGCTGGCTGGTGGTTGCGTTCCTCTCACTATGGAAGCATAGATAGCTCCTTGTTCATTCAGGTTACTAAAACTGGCGGTAAGTATTGTTACTTCCCGTCAAGTGCACTATATGTGGCATTTGGATTCTGCATATAAAAAAAATAATACAACACACAGGGCAAGTTTGGAAAGATGACTTGCCCTTTTCTCTACAATTTTGGAAATGATAAATTGAAAGGAGATCGCTTATAATGGCTGAAAAAAAGCTTCATGGACGTATTGTGCATAAGCATGATACTGCCTCAAATTGGGCCAAAGCAACCAGTTTTGTGCCCATGAAGGGCGAACTTATTATATATGATATTGATGACACACATGATTATGAACGTTTTAAAATTGGCGACGGCAAGACTACTGTAAATGCGCTGCCGTTCGCAGGTTCAACTAATGATTATACTATTACAGAAAAGAACAAACTAGCTGATATCGAAAATGGTGCTAATAAAACAATTGTTGATAGCGCACTTTCTTCGTCTAGCACCAATCCAGTACAAAATAAAGTTATTTATGACACTTTTGATAGCCTTGTTGGCGACGACCCAGTGTCAGATCAAATTACAAAAGCAATTGCTGATAAAGTTGATTCTAAGGATGCGATCACAGGTCTGTCTGCGTCGGGCCAGACTGTAACATACACTAAGGGAGATGGTACTACTGGTACCATTACCACTCAAGATACACATATTACTTATTCTGCTGGTACTGGCATTGCGCTGGATGGTACGACATTCAGCAACTCTGGTGTGCGCTCCGTAGCCA